ACCGGCAATTTGTGTTGGTGACATTGGCTTGCTCTGTTCTGCTTTAGCCATTGGCGCTGATGCCTCAATCTGATTATAGTCTTGGTTCTGCCCGTAAGGCATACCTGTCATTTTAGTCATTGCTTGTTTGCTTGCAATACCGCCATCGGTACGAGTGCTAAGCGCACCCGGAAGTGAAGGTGTTGTTGCTGGCTTTTGTGCCTGTGGCATATTCACTCACCTTCTCTTAAAGTTTCAATTGTGCGGGCTGCATATTCGTGAAATGATTTTTTTTCATCTTCATGGATAGCGCGGTTATCCAACATGCAAGTAAGTAGATAAAAGAAATTTGCTATTACTTCAAAAATGTCTGATGCCGTATTAGCGAGTAAGGCGAAGTAATCCCATTTGCTTAATCGCACAGGTCTATCCTCGCCTTGCTCGTTAGAATACAATGTTACTTAGCGCCTGGGTTTGTTCCGCGTGTAGCAGAAGGCTGTACTGAGTACTTAATTGTTGACTTGCCTGTACCCGCTGGGCCAGACTTCTTCTGAATTGAAGCCTTTTGTGTTACTGCGTCAGATGAACCATGTCCACCTTGCTTAGCTGGTGATGGAACCTTAGTTGTAAGGCTCGCCTTCATCATTGGTGATACTTTTGCCATTTTAGTCTCCTATAGGTTTTATTGGAAGCAGTGATATCAGACTGCTGTCCTTCTGGTAATTCCGGCTGAAAGCTCGGGTTGACCAGAAGATGAAAGTCCCGCAAGTAGCGTCTGCAGGTCAGGACGTCCGCCAGGAGCCATACCTTGCTGTCCTGGTGCTACGCCGGGTGTAAGCCCTTGAGGGTTGATACCTTGGGCTGGTTGTCCACTAGCTTCCCCAGAAGGCGCCTGACCCGGGGCTTGAGCCTCGCCAGCGGCACTACCAGCTTCTGGGGAATTCTGGTCTGCCGGTGGTTGCGCGGGTGTGGCAAATGCATCGGCAATAACAACTTCGATTGGGTCGCCCGCTTGACGACCGGAAATAATTTTTGCCATAGACTGTAAGATCTTTGTAGGATCCTGGCCTTGTGAAATAAGGGCAGGCAGCGCTTGCGCATATCCTGCAACTGCTTGAATCAAAGCGTCGCGTAGTTCTTCTACTTCGACCTTTTCTTCTTCTTGGGTAACGTTCATATCCCAAGGCATCTGACGACGCAAGAAATCGCGTGAAATTAACTTATCTCCACGGGCTTGCAAACCAAATACCAAAGCACGGTTTGGATCAAGTCCAGCCATCATGCCATAGGAAACATCTACCAAGTAATCGCCTTGAATATCTTTGTTAGGCGTGTAGGTAATTTCGTATGGTGCGCCATTGATAACACCGCGCACTTCTTTCTCAACATCGCCAAAGTACTTTTCATCGGTCATAAAGCAGAGCTTCATTACCTGACGGAATGTTTCAGCAAATACAGCTTGCGCTGTTTTGACCTGTGTATCAAATCCACCCATAAGGGCTTCTACGCCACGGCCTGTAACAATTGAACCAGATTGCTCGCCAAGACGTCCTTGAGGATATCGTGCGCCTACGCGCAGTTCTTGATCGAGCAACGATGATTCTTGGAAGATTCCGCTAGGAATATCAAGACCTACGCGGCGGATCTTTTCTGGGTTGGCCGAGCGGATGGTTGCATCCGGACCAATCTCAAGTACGTTAACGTCAGCTGGCAAAGCAAATGGTGCTTGTACTGACTTTTGTGCTGCTTCCAATTGAAATGTAGCAAAACGCGCACGGGCAACTTGTAGCCACATGATGTCATCAAACTGTCCACGTTGATTCTCATCTGAGTCAACGCCGGGACGAATAGCGATAGCGATAGGAATCTCGCCTAGCTTGTTTACCGCACGCTCAAGAATAAGGTTGCTACGCTCTGGGATAAAAAGAATTAGCTCATCTTTATCTTGATAGCGGAAGATTTCCAAGATACGTTCTGAGTTGCGGTTTTCGTACTTGCCGCGGATCTGGCCTTCAAGCTCCGGGAAATCGTTGCATAGTTCACGCACAGTCTTGTTATAGCGACGTGTGTATGAAAGCAATTTACCAAAGCGGTTAAACTCTGGATATGTTCCCAATGGGTTGTCGACGCGAATCATCGGGCGTTTGTTTTCAAAGTCAGGCTCGACGATGAAAGACAACATACCAAATGTCAAGTAACGATCGGCAGCGGTATACATCAAAGTTTGCAAGTTTGAAGTATCGCGGTAGCCGGCTACGATCGATGTACGCTTATCGGCACGCTTACGCGCACGATCAGAGATAGCATCGGTTGTATCGCAGTTAAATGCTGGTAGCGGAGCAATTACCTCAGCAACATCGCGTGCTGCGATATCGATAAAGTTTGCCACCATTGGCTTTGGGTATTCTTCGGAGAACATACCGGGAAAAACTTGCTGGATATCGCCTTGGCGAATAGCCATAAGATCAGCCCAGCGGGAATCACGCGTGTGAAATCTATCGCGTAACTTGCGTACCTTGACGCCAAGTTCATCGATATCTATAGTCACTTATGTACCCTCCGTTGGCTGCAAGTTTATCCTGCAATTGTTGATATTCTTCCAAGTTAACAACCTTGCGTGAAGCCAATTGGTTACGCGTTGCAAATGGATTTTTAACAAACGATCCGCCGTATGCACCGGTTTGGTTGATGTAGTCACGCATCTGCGTTTCTGCGAACCAAAGGGCCATAGGACCGTCTTGCTTATTTTTTGTTCCAGCTGACCAAGTAATCAATTGCTCGATCAATGCTTTAACATGTTCGTTATCGGCCCGAGGCAATTCCAATAGGTTATTCTTTAAGTATTTGCCTTGACTGTCGCTCGAGCCGAATAGTGGTGCCATTGAAGCTACGCCGAATTCAAGATCCATCTTGTTGTTACCGGTGTAGTGCTGCACTAGGCGTGTGCCGCGTGATGCGAGAAACGAGTTGATCATTTCATCGCGTGTGAGGAAAAGCTGAAAAGCGTTACGCTCAATTGCCCAGACTTTTGGGTTGTACTTTTCAGTCCAACTAAAGATCAAGTCACGAATCTGCTGTGGTGTAGGCGCTGGCATTCTTGATGCTTCAAGAAGATAGCGTTTGCCCGTGGTTCTGTCTCCGGCAATAACGACCGAAAATGTATCTCCGGCCATTGCAGGATCCATTGCCGCGACGACGTAATAGCCAGCCGAGTTGTTGCTTGGATGACCCGGTGCGCCGGGGATAAGCGGGCCAGAGGCACGCATGCCATTGACAGCACCTCGTACACACTCCGGTGAGAAGATAGCCGTGGATTCAACATCTTGCTGTTGATAAACCATGGCCCAAGTTTTCGGATCAATCAGTCCACGGCGGCGACGCAAATGCTCGCCACTCCACCGGGGGTATAGCCCATTTTCGTCAGCGGGGGTTTCGTCAGTATCCCATGGACGGTCCGACTTAGGCCAGAGGGTTACCCAATCTTTTGGATCATCAGCAAATTCAAGTACCGCTGGCATAGCCAAATAAGTCCAAGGACTGCGGTTGTCTGGATAACGTTCAGCGTTGCGCATCTCTCGATAAAGATCCATTGGATCAACGCGAGTACCTACGACAAGAATTTTGCCTGTAGGACCAACACGGGTAAGTACTTCCTGCTGGATCCATCGGATCTGCTTTTCGTACTCGCCGGCGTTGGCAAGGGTGACGCAGTCATCGAGAATAATAAGATCGGCACGTGCGCCGTAGATCTGTCCGCCGATGCCTAAAGCCTGAACGGTAGGATCTTTTTCACCTGAGTCACGTTCTAGGTATATCGCATCCTGTGTCCACTTTTCTGCCGTGGCTTTAAATCCTTCAACTGGTGCGTATCTTCTCTGTAACTCTGCCCATTGAGGCGAGGTCAGTCTCTGCTTAATCGCGTACAAGAATTCCTTGGCCATGCTCTGTGTCTTCGACACGAGCTTAATACGGACGTTCGGATCAGTGACAATCCGGTAAGTGACGTAATCAATCGAGACGGTCATTGATTTGGCATGTTCCGGCGGCATGTTGACAAGAACGTAGTTTTTAAAGCCAGGTTCGTAAGTCATGTTGCCGTGGAGCCATGCTGGCTCACCTTCTTCCAGCAACGAGGTTATATTACGCTGATGTGGAAAAGTTTGTGAGTTAAGATATTTGGCCCGAAAATCTTCAAATGAAATGTTGGCGTCATCTTCTGCCACGACGCCTTTGCGGTTTTTAATAACCCGGGCAAGATCAATCGCCTCTTTAAATTGCGGATCGGTAGCCCGATAGTACTCATACGATTTAACCGACTTGCCAACGGCGCGACAAGCGTCTTCGACTTTCACGCCATCGTTGATTAACTCAACGAGGCGTTTTTTTGCCTGTGGGGCGGACAAGGTAGCCTCTGGGGCTAGCTTGTACGTATTCGTATGTTTAGCCATTGGTAAACCTATTACTCCTACCGCGAAGCGTTGCCCATGGGTAATACTTGGGTTGTCTTTAGGGGGCGCTTGCAGCGCCTAACCTATGGGGTTAAAGGAAGCCCGATAGAGGCTTCCGATTTTCGTCTCAACGGCTACGCTCGTGAGGCTCACTCCGCCGTGAGCCGAACCGGGTGGGATTAATTTATTTAATCCCCTATATATACTAAGGCGGGATAAAAGGGCTTTATCCCGGGTTGGGCATTGTGATTTGCGCCACACAATATACGTTACGGGTAAAAGTGCTGGTCAGCGCGGGGTTGGCGCCTATATTTATAAAAAATATTTTGGTGGACTGCAATGAAATTGCGGCGCGTGCGTTTAAATCCCCCCGGTTGCCGTTTCCCGTTTGCCAGTATTTGCGGGCGGCACAATGACGACCCGCACGGCGTAGTACCGGCCGGCGATGTCGCTTGATGCCAAAATTACTAACCCGTTTCGCACCGGTCGGCCGGTGTTATACGACCGGGCCGGAGGGTTAAGCGGGCATAACCGGGCGTATAACGGGGAATCCCGGGCTATTGCGAGCGGGTGGGACGACTGTACTTTCCACGCCATAGGCCAGACATCCCGGCCATCCACCGGGGCAGCTACCCAATTCCGACACCATAGGCAGCCACTAAACGGCCCGATGGCAGCTCAACTAGGGCAGCAATTGGGCCGAAATAATTGCAAAATAATCCCTTGAAATAGTTGCAACATCGCGCCATTTCATGGCACACTAAGCCCGTACCGGTGACACCGGGACGTAACATCAACTCAATTGGAAGGCAATAAACCATGACTACAACACTAGAAACCCGCATTATCAAGCTTGAAATTAACGCTGCAACACTTGACGACCTACTAGCCGGCGCGGCGTTAGCCGCTCATAGTAAGGCCGATCTACCTACAATTAACGCCGTGCGCCTAGCACTAACCGACGGCGTGCTAACCGCTACAGCTACCGATCGTTATCGCCTATTTCACGGCGTAAGCAATGACCTATTCACCGACAACACGGACGATAGTTTCGAGATACTTATCCCGCTTAATTTCGCTAAGGCTATCCGCTCGAACCTTAAGCCGCGCATTGGCCGTGTATCTCGTCCAATAACTGTCGAAATTGAAGACGACTTTATCCGCCTAGTTACCATCGAGGGGACGTGGAATTACCGAGGCGTATCCGGTAACTTTCCATCATTCGCGCAATTGCTAACCGATACCTATTACCCAATGGATGCCGTATCACTAAACCCTAAGCTGCTCGCCGACATGGCGAAAGTACCGGGCCTAGATAAGAACATCCCGCTCGTATTACGCTCGACCGGCGAGAAGAAGGCCCTAATCGCGCAAGTAAACACCGACCGGGTCAATTGGAAACTCTTACTAATGCCTATGCGCACACCTAACGCTTAGACACGCACGATGGCACCGGGGGAAACCCTCCCGGTGCTATAGCGCGGGGCTAATCGGTTCCGTAAATAGATCATGGAAGGATCTAATAATGACTAATGCAATTCAATTCTCCTGTAAATGCAATGGTTGCCGAAACTATCCCACTCGCCCGGCCGATATTTGGCACGAGAGCCAGATAGCCGGCAAGGCGCAAGGCTACTATTTCACCCGCGACACAATGAAGGCCTTTAACTCTCGAATTGCAGACTTTAAGCCGGTTAAAATTAGCTCATCCGGTATCGCCTCACTTATGATCATCGTATCCTCTAAACAATGGGATGACGCTCGTTATTATGAAATTGTGACGTTATGCCCCTATGGCGAATTGGGTCGTGAGTGGAATAAAGACAACACTACCGGCGAGCCAATTACCCACTACGAAACGTTAGCTAAGGCTCGTAAGTCTGCCCGATGGAATTGCACTATCGAGCCTCAAATCTGTGATTGCCACGGGTGCCAGCTAGATAAGGCGGGGCGATAATGCGTAATTTTTATATCTGTCTTCTCGCGCTAGTTGTCGGCCTAATAGGCGTCACTTTCCGGGTTACTCATCATCCCGTATATCGTCACTGTCACACTACGGCGGACGGTTATGTCTGCACACTTACAATATGGAAAGGTAATAAGTAATAGATACCCATTACCCTCCACCGGGCAGCCGGTGGGGGACGATGGGCGGCTATTTCGGCAGCTCACAATAAACAATTGGAGGATAACGGGATGACTACCCTAGAAGATACACGCCGCATGGATGGCGCAATTATGGACGATTACGGCCATTATTACGTAATGGTGGACGGCGTCAAGCGTTATGGATACCGGGGATGGCTTACGGGAGAGTGGGTGTGCTACACCGACGGCGCGTATTGCGCATGCCACGACTTTTGCGACTGCCACCCATACGACGATAACGCCGCATGATTACGCCAGAATTGCAAGAATGCGGGCATCCGTGGGCTTATTGCCACGGGTGCGACAGTGAACCTTGCGCATGTCCGGACGGGGAGGATTAATCGCCTAATAACTAGCTCATAATGTAAACACGCGCGGCACCGGTTTAGTTACGGATAGCCGCGCGGCTCATGTCTGCCGTCAATTACCGGCAGCCCGGCGTGCTACACAATGCGCCGTTTCGATTCTTGACAATTCGCAAATCCCGGTCGTATTCTTGTCTATGTCCCTAGCCGGACGCACCACTCAAACTATCACAAGGAGTGAACAAGATGACCCATGACCAAACTCTCTCAAGTCTATCTCGGCTTGAGTTTTGGAGTACTATTGAGAGAAAAGCCCATGCCCGGTTCCTGGCATTTAGCGATGACCCGGATGGCCAAGAACTAGCCACCAGAAGCCTAAAAATTAAAGTTAACGCACAGCGCATGCAAGAACTAATCTTAGACCCGGATTTCGCGTGGATCTATGGTGACGCCAAGTGAATACCATCCGTGAACTAAGCACACTTATTACTCGCGAAATGGAGAAGCAAATCGACAAGGCCCTACAAGAAGCATGGCTACGTGGCTACGATGAAGCTCTCAACCACCTAGCTAATGGAGATTCCCAATGAGCCTAAACCCAGAAATCCGCGCCAGTTGCGCTAATCCGGAGTATGACCCGGAATGGTGGTATCCAGAAGCACCGGAAGGATCCGGACGTAAGCCGGAATACATGGCAATAATCAAGAAAACTATCGCAACGGCAGTAAAAGCTATGCAAATCTGCCAAGAATGTCCACTTTTTAAGGACAATTCATGTCTTGACTATGCCATGGAGAATACGACTACAATTGACTATGGCATTTTTGCAAGTACGTTACCGGTCGAACGACGAAAGGCTGTAAATCAAACAGTAAGCGCGTGGGATAAATCTCCAATGTTTATTCAGATACGCCATGAAGCTACACGAGCGGGAGTATTACCCGTGAAGATAGCACCAACAGAAAGGCCAAAAGTATTAAGACTACAAATACTAGAAAACGCAAGAAACTACTCATCATCGGATTTATCGGAGCAACAGTAGTAAGCCTATGGCTTTCTAATGCCCCTACAAACGCTGCAAACGACCATCTCAGCAGCCCTAAGCACTTTGCCCGGGTACTTTATACCCGACAAGGTGCTACAGCTGCACAATGGGGATGTTTGGTGAAGTTATGGACCATGGAAAGCCATTGGAACATGTACGCTCGCAATACTAACGGCGGTGCGCTAGGTATTCCGCAGGCTTTACCTGCTACCAAGATGGCACAGTTTGGTCGGGATTATAAGTATGACTACCAAACACAAATCCGATGGGGCTTGCTATACATACGCCTTCATTGGCACAATAGCGCATGTAACGCGCTTAAACATGAATACAGGAAGGG